CAACCTTCCTTTCTTGCAATTGTTTTTGGAAAGCAAGAGATTCAATTGTTTCTCTCATTTGTTCTGCATATTTTTCGCGAAGAATACCACCTTCCCATACCCATTCTTTTCCTTCCATAATTCCTTCAACAAAAGCATCAGGAGCAGAAGGATCAGCAACGATATCAGCAGCAGTTGCTAGCATGAAATCATCACCAACAACATTAAAACCTTCTTTTGTTGGTTTTAGTGAACCAATACCTCTAGAAGAAACTCCTAGTTTTACTCCTTCATCAAGTAAAGAAGATGCAATTTTGCCCATTGGGGTATTCAGAATCTTTGCTTTGCCGATAAAGTTTGAACCAGATTCTTTCAAAGAAACAATCTTATGGGATACCCTATCAAGATTAACAGTAGGACCATCGGGATGACCCAATTCTCCAAGTGCTCTGCCAGTAGTTACACTAGATTCATTATATCTACCAACTTCACGTCGAAGAGTTTCCATAGGATACATACGACCATTACGGTTTTTAATGTTACCTTGTAGGAAAACTCCTTCAATGTAAAGTGACTTCTTGCCATTTCTCTCTTCAGTAAGAATTTTTACTGATTCAATCTCTTCTCTGATTAGTTTCATGGGATTAATTGGTGTAACCTACTTTTGATGCTTTCATTGCAGAATCTGTCCAGATAACTTCTGAACTATATTTCTCCAGAAACTCAACGCTGCCAGCTGGCATAGTAAAATATACTGTTGTTGCTGCTCCAACAACAGTTGAAACACCAACAGTTCTTATTGCGGCAGTATCATTGTGCAGTCTCACAACTGTAGCGTCACCAATGCTACTAGCTGCGCCAGCATTAGCACCAGTTGCTTCTTCAGTTCCAATTATACGTATACGTGACATTTTTAAATTGATACTTTTACTTATTTAGCAAAAATTTATTCAGAATCTCCAGTAGACTCATCCGATGATGCTCCACTTACACCTGAAAACATATTTGTAGCAACTGTTGGTTTTACATTATCAACTTTATCTGCAGATTTTGCAAATAGCAAATCCTTGATCTTATCGCTGATATTGGACGGCGATTCGTCAGAAACAATCATATTCATTAATTCATCCATATTTATAGTAATGAAATTTCAATATTATTTATATTTCCCCACCATTGGGAATTTTTGGTGCTTCTGCTGCAGAACCATCAATTTCAGGTTCTAACTGGGAATTTCCTAAATTGGCACTAGCACCAGGTTCCTCAACGAAAGGTAATCCAGTTGCAGGATCAATAGTTGCAGGATCTGGTATAATTCCTTTCTTAATTTCTTGTTCAATTAGTTTATCTTGCTCAATAATTTCCATATCAGTTTGGCGCAAAATATTACGTCTCACATAATCTTGAGAATAATATTTTCCAATATAAGGTTCTGCTGTTTGAACCATGGTCAATCTTTCATTGAGAAGTTCTGCATCCTTTAGTTCAGAAAAGTGATTGTCATATAAGAAATCATATTGAATATGCTCACTCATTATCTCCCAATCTTCTGGGGTAATAATATTTTTGAGAATTAATTGAGTTTTAAGGATGTCATTAAAGACATTTGAAAATCTCTTTCTTAAACGTCCAACAAACTTTGTGAACTTAAGTTCATCTCTCAAGATCTCAGAAGATCTCCCCAAGTTAAACCCACCTTCTCCATCCATTCTTGAGGGTGGAACATTGAGGGATCTGTATAGTTTCTTTTTAAAATACTCAATATCAGTGATTTCACCCAGATTTTGTCCTCCTGGGAGAGTGGAAATTTCAGTTCCTCTTCCTCCCTCACGCCTGGGAAGCCAGAAGTCTTCAAGCATAGACATGTATTTTTTATCGTCACGTATCTCTCCTGTTGATGCATCATATACGAGTTTATTGCGATAACGTGTCATAACGTCGCGCAAGTATTGTTCAGCCTTTACTTTAGGAAGATTGCCAACATCGATGTAGAAAATTCTTCTTTCTGGTGCTCTTGACAATCTATAAATGACCAAACTATCCTCAATCATTCTAAGTTGATTAAGAGATTTAATTGATTTATGTAGATATGAAAGAGTATTTCCTTTATTTCTATCTACCAAACCGGAAGTGCAATAGGTAATCGCATCTTTTGCGATTTTAATTCCTTGACTTGCTCCCGTTTGCATTGGATTGCCAGTTGGATAAACTGACTTTGGATTATAAATGAAGTATTCTTCAATTATTGGAAAGTCATAATCCATTGGATTATCACTTTTCAATTTATAAACAGCAGATGCTCCTTTATCTGTTCCAGATTTTTTCTTTTGTTGTTTAACGTGGCGCATTTTCATTGCGTCAATATAACGCAATTCTTGAATACCCTCATCAGGTTTTTTCAAATCAATAATTTTATGGTAATAAATGCGCCCATCAATGTACCAATTACGATAAATTTCATGTGCTTTCTTATCAAAATCCAATAAATCAAGGATATACTTAAACTCTTTACGAATTTTAGTTTTAATGCCATCACTAGCATTGAGATTTGAAAGTTCAATCTCAACTGGACTATCGTTCGTATCAGAAACAATAGCTTCATTTACAATATCTTCAATAGCACTATCAGCTTCTGGATGAAGTGCCATCTCACGATATCTTTTAATTAAATCAAATTCAGTTCTATAGACACCTTCAATATCTACATAAGAACCAAAAAAACCACTACTCATGTAATGGTCATTCCCGTCCTCATTATTGGGAGGAACGGGACTAACTGCTCCAGGAGATAGTGGTTCTGTGTCCTCTAGTGAGAACCCAAATAATTTGGCCATGATTATATTCTAAATTATTCTTCTTACTATTTATCACCCATTAGGTGTCCCTGCTCCGAGAACGGAGAAGGATTGTACCTGGAAGGTAACAGTAAATTCTTCGATAGTATCAACGTTTTCATACGAAAGATCAATTGAAGAAATCTCAGTTGGAAAAATATCAATAAATTCATACTCTTTTAGAACTACATTTGAAGATCCAGTATTATCCTGACTGCTCACAACAGATCCTCTACCAAGTTGGAATACCTTAGCATTGACCATGTATGCAGATGGATCAGTAGCACCTAAGTTATTATCCAACTTAGCAATAAGTTCTGACCATTGTTCAAATGCATTTCTAAGACTAAAACCTTCATCATTAATAACAGTTACGGACCAGGTGTCAACACTTCTGTCACCTGCGACTTTAAATGTTCTTCCTCTAAAAGGAATATCAATTGATGTAATAGTTTGTGCAGGCATAGATGCTGCCTTACACATGAACCTAAAACTATCAGCATCCCAACTAATATCACTTGGGAAATTTGGTAATTCTACCTCAAACAAATTGGAGCGAGCTCCACCACCAATCAGTGCTGATTTAAATTGGGAAATAGTCTTGTTTTCTCTTGAAGTTGCCATTGTTTAATCCTCCTTGTTGTTATTTAGATATTTTTATCAAACTCTACCTGCTACTTCTTCAAAACTGACTCCAGTTCTGGTAGCAACGAAGGTAAGTGTTACATAGTTGATGCTCTTAGCAGGTTTCAAGAAGATATCTGCTCTGAACTCATTGTTGTCAATAACATCAGGAGTGTTATTTGTAGTATCACAAACAACGAGGAATCCATAAAGACCTCTCTTTGCTTGAACATCACGAAGATATGGTTCAACAATGTTTCTAAAGTTTGCTCTTGTCAATTCATCGTTGAGTTCAAAGAGTTGAGCCTGTGCTGCTTTTTGAAGTGCTTGCTCAACTGTAAGGAATAGGCGACGAACGTTGATTCTATCAAACGCAGAAGCATATCCAAGTGCAGTCTTATCGCCAAATAGAAGTGTTCCAACTCCGGGTTGAGTAATGATAGAGTTAACTCTCTTTGGATAGAGTTGATCTCTTTGTGCTTTATTTGGATTATATGCTAGTTTGATTGCATTATTAATAATACCTCTCTGCTGTCCAGCAGGAGAGAACCAAGGATAAGCATTGATAGATGTGCGACACATTAAACCAGCAACGTCAGCATTACATGGAATGTAACGGAACTTGTTATTAAATCTGTCATAAGTGTACTTATATCCACTATCAAATACACCATAAGATGAAGATGAAAGTGAACTAAAATACTTAATCAAATTTGTCGTTTGTGTTGTTGAGTTGGTAACACCAACAAGATCTGCTCTGTGAGGACCAATAGTGGCAACACAATCTTTTCTTTGTTCTGCAATAGAAATTAAATATTGTGCTTTTGCTTGAGTATCTGATTGCTCAATACAACCAGGACCCATAATCATATAGTCTACTTCGATTTCATCTTCATTAGAGAACTTCTCATAGGCAGTCATTAGATCACCCAATTCTGCCTTCATTCCACCAGCAGCAGAGTAATCAACACCACCCTTCAGCGGATATGTTACATTACCAATTGCATTAAAAGTAACTCCCTGTGCTTCAAGACCCCAAATACCATCAGAAGTAGTTACTGGTATATAATCAGAAGAGAATCCAGTTGCTGTAGGATTAGTCTTGAAGTGAGTGTCCTCTGCTTCTCCAGGATTTCCACCAGCATAAATTTGCTCTGAGAAGTCTGCAAGATAGTTCTTGAAGAAAGTCTTTTGAGGGGAATTTACTGAAGAAATAGCATCTTTTGCTTTAGAGATACTTATGTGCTTCTCAATAATTGATCCTTGATTGCCAGTGACTGTTCCAAGATCATCAACAACTACAACATGCATTGCATCATTATAACCTTTTCTATCAGCAACGAACTGATTGGTTGTTGGTTTTGGCGCGATTGACTTCCAATATAAAGTTGTATTTGTCAATCCAAGAGTTTGCTGATCATACCAATCATCTACAGATGTTACGGTTGCAGTACCAGTAAGTGTCCCACCAGTATCGAGGAATTTAATAGAATCTGATTCTGAATATGCTGCAAAATCTGTTCCTTCTGCATAACTAATATTAGTTTCTGTTCCTGCAGAGGAAACTCTAGATACAATCTTAACGTCAATTGTACTAGCAGAATTTGTAGCGTCTGTAGAAACACCTGTAATGATTCCCTTCAGATATCCAGTGAATACTGAGGTTGTTCCTGCTCCAGGCAAAGTAACTGAAGATAGTGCTAAACTAACACCATATCCAACAGTTGCGCCAGCAAGGGCGAGACTGGTTGTGGCGATTCCAATTGTTTGATCTGCAATATCATCAATATAGCAAACCTTCATATCGTTTGCCCAAGAACCTGGGTTCTTAGCAGCATATGTGAAATTAGTTGCTTCACTATGCTCATTAATATAATCATCATAGTTATCTATTCTATCATCATTGGTCATCGTAGCAGAAGCAGCATTTACGCCTGCATTTGCATTTGCTAGAGATGTACCAGCTGATCTACATACCTTTAAAACTCCTCCATAAGAAAGATATGAGGTAGCACTCATCCAATATTCATACTGCGAATCTGTAGAAAGTGGTTTACCAAATGTATTGATTAAATCCTGCTCTGTACTAATGTCAATTGGATGATTTACTGGTCCAATTGAAAATGGTCCAGCAATAGCACCTATATTATCAAGAACGTTTTCTGCTCTCCCTACTGTTAGGTCAACCTCCCTAGTTAATACTCCGGGAGATAATTGAGGAGTCGCCATGTTTTTCTCCGTGTCTCAGTTTATCTAAAAAATATTTATTAAAAAGTCAACTTTCATTGGGGAAATATGACGTGAATTACCAATCTGGATATTTCCAAACGTTACTTACTTTTTTATTCGACATTATTCTTTTTATTGTGCATCCTTTACATTCATATGCATATGATGATGCAACAGGTCCTCTATCTTTGCGTGTTCTATAAAAATCTTCTATTAAATTTTTCATTTCTCCACAAACTCTACATTTTCTATCTTGAAGTAAAAGATGCCCTAGTTTTATTTGACCATCTAAATCCATTATCGATATTCCCACATAAAAGATCTATCTCCATATTCATCTGCTTGGAACCATCTATCTCCATCATCATCTACAAAACTATCATCACCCATTCCATCATCCATAAATCCAAATGGTGCCATGTCTTGTTCAATCTGGTTCTTCTGCTCTTCATATAATCTCCTACGAACATCCTGATCTGTCAACTCCTTAAAGTAATCCATCTGGACTAACCAGGCATAAATGACAAGACACATTGCCAAGTCATCATTACAACCTTCTTCAGCCTCAAATGAATTATGCTTTGATATAAATGTTGTTAATTCAGAAATAATCTCATAATCATTAAAGATAACTTTATCTTCTTCTATAAGAGTCTTAAGATTAAGTGATCCAACTTTTTTTACAGTCTTGGACATCTTAACTCCCAATTGAGTTTTCTTACCAGAAAATCCTTGTCCTACAATTTGACCTGCTCTACCTCTCATAGAGCACATGAGAAGATTTTGATACTCAAGATCATATTGCAATATACTCGCAACTTGATCACCAATATCATTAACTTCACACAAGATGTATGAACTATTATAATTTTTTGCTATCTCATAGATAATGTTTGGGAACAACATTGGTTTGATATCGTTGTTTCTATATTTTGCAACTATCTTATGAGGAAACTCTGTAATATCAACACAAACAAATGCAGAGTAATCTTCACCAACTCCCCTTGCAACATCAACTGTCATAACATAATCATGATCTTTTATTGGATTTTCATATACATCTAATCCAGCATTTCTCTGTATTGGATTATCATAAATTAACGTTCTCAATTTGCTTGGAGCAATCAGAGTATTGACTGATCCTAAAAATTCACACTCAAATTCAACCTTAAATTGAGATTCTGATGTGTTCTTAATTGTGGTTGATTTCCACTTTTCATCCCTACCAGGAACTTCTGACCAATGAACATCAGTGGGAATATATTCACTCTTACCTTTTTCGGCATCATGCCACATACGATAGAAGTGATTCATACCATGCGGTGTAGATACAATAATTACTTTGGTTTTTTTACCAGAAGTAATAGTAGGATAAACAGATGCAAAGAAGGAGTCTGCAACATGGTTTGGAACGAAGGCAAATTCGTCGAGGAAGAGAATGTTGAACGACATGCCTCGGACAGCACTTGCAGACGTAGAAGCTGCCAATATCTTACTGCCATTTTCTAACTCCAGTGATCCTTTGTTCCATGATATAATACCCTGTTGCATCCATTTTGGTAAGTTCTCATATGCAGTTTGTAATCTCCCTAAAAGTTCTCTAGCAGTTGCTGCCTTGTTAGCAAGTATGCCGATATTAACACTATCATTGAACACTGCATAGTGCAAAAGATATGACACAACAGTAGTAGACTTACCAGTCTGTCGCGGCATTTTGCAAATATTAAATCTGTTATTGTGAAAATTATTAATTAATTTCTCTTGAAAATGATATGGATGAAACTGAGTCAAACCCTCATCAAGAGAAACAATTTTTATATAATTATTGGCAAAATAAACAGGATCCTCCTTACATTTTACAAACTCAACAATTTGCTCTTGAGTAAACTCAATAGGAGTATTTGCTTTTTTTAAATTAGGATTGCCAAGGTATACATTATCAGACATAAATTACTCAGGTTTTCAATCTAGTACAGAATGATGGGAGACTGGAGTTTCTAACATTTTTGCTTGATGCTTTATTGTTAGATCCTGGATTTTCTCTTTCGTAAGACTTGAATTCTTCTTCTCTAATTTTTTCTTTTTTACTTCTTCCTCTTTTTTTTGTCCATGCTTCTGCATGGAGGAGTGGATTTCCTGGGACATAATTGGTTGTCGCGTAACTTATTACTTTTGCGCCAGGATATACTTTATTGATCTGACATTGAACATCAGATCTGTTTGGTAGTTTTGCCATAGGGAAAAACATTTTTAAATCATAATATTTTGCTCTCCACATCAAAGAAACAAGTATAATATGACCAGTTTTTGAAGGTATCCTTACTGATCCTTCAGTCATACTTTCAATATCGTAAGTGGTGATATCAAAATCAACAACACTCTTGGTTGGTTTTAGTGGTTCTGGTTTGATAATATCATGAATAACTGCAAATGGTTCTCCATATGCATCTGTCAATTCAATATCTTCGCCCATTGGTTTTACATAATTTTTATTTCTTCCAGGTTTTCCACCATTTCCACCTTTAGGTCCATCACATTCTAATTTTCCATGTACTGGACATTCCATATCTTTATGAGTGTGATTGCATTTCAAATCTTCACCCAACGCTTTAGTTGGGATTTCTTTAACTTGATCTTTATTCAATTGCTGTTGTCTTTTTTGAGCAATCATTCTATCAATTCTTGCTTTCTTCTTTTGAAGCATCAATTCTTGGGGACTCATAGAACCATCCTCTTTCACACATTTCTCGTAGACTTTTTTATATTTCTTTTCGCCTTCATTCATTATTTCATTCCTCCAATCAGAGGAATTTTCTTTTTTGGTTTCATCTAATGCTCCTGACGCATATATGCTGGGTGAAACCAAATATTGTGACTTGACTTTATTACAATTGCTACTTTTCGATTCACTTACATCTCCACCATTTTCATCACCACTCTCAAGAGGTTTATCTATACCAACCTCTTCTGGTTCTCTACCGCCACCAAGATACTTGCCAGTCATTTTAAGACCAGCAGGAATTTTCTTACAAACTTTATCGGTATAGCAGTAATAATAACCAGATTTACATTTCATATTAATGAATACTCTTCTTATATTTAGTTAAATATTGTTCTTTAAATTGTCCAAAAGTCTTTCTTACTCTATCACTACTATCCATTGTCTGTACAAATTCACTAGATGCATGGACCATATTATTAATGTTTGCCATTGATAGTTTTTCTACAGGATAAACACCAGATCCTAATTCCCACTTATTGAGACCAGATTCTCCAGGTGTTTGGAAATCCTGCGATAGTAAATCATCTTGACGTTTTCTAAAGAGTAATTTATTATTAGATCCACCAAGAGGTCCAGCAGGATTTGCTGCACCAGTAAGACCACCATTGCCGACATGATTTGTTGGTGCTTCTTTTAAAAAACTTTTAAGATTCTTCATCTTTGGATTGTTGTTTGATAAGTTTTGCTAAATCAGCAGTGGATCCAACAAACAAAGCATTAGTGACATTTGTGGGTCCTTTGCTTTGCTTTTCATCTTCCACATCCTTTAATTTTTTCTGAAGATCCATTAATTTATCAGTAGCATCAGCAACATTTTTAATTAACTGACCAGCAACTTCATATGCTCTGGGCATCTCACTTTCTTGGGCTAATTCTAAAATACCATTAATAGCTTCTTGACCTTTTTCAATTATACTATAAAGATTACCTCTAGTATAATCATAATCTTTTCCAATGTCATCAACGTTTGATTTTATCTTCTCAATTTTTTGTTTAGGTGTTTCTACTTCTGGATTTATAATATCTCCTGAAGTATTAAATGTATCGTTGAGACTATCATAATTTTTTTTCATATTTGCAATCAAAAGAATGTGCTTCCATCAAATCCAAAATCATCGCCATCAGGAACAACTGCACTATCCACACCCATTGTTCCAACACTGGTAGTAGTATCGGTGTAATCAATTCCTTTAATTTCAGTTCCCTTAGGATGTGCAATTGCTGTTGTTCCATCCTCACCACGTTTAACAGTTAATTTATTGCCCGAAACTGTCTTCACATACATTTCTTCACCATTAACATCAATATATTTTTTGGCGATAATTTTAGTTCCATCTGCAACATTGAATATAGTTGTTGCATTATCAATATCTGCATCAATTAAAGTTACAATATCTCCAGTGTAATCTCTAACTGCTCTTGGTTTTACAGAATAAGTAACATCTCTATTTCTAATAGCAGTATTTGTACCAGAAAGATAATTGATAGTAGACTTCTTGATGATATCCTTGCTTGCAGCTGCAGTAGGACCAAACATATATGTTTTCGCAGTAAATCTTAAAGTATAGTAAAGAACTCTTCTTGTACTAAAATCACCTTCATAATCATCCTGCATAGTAATGTTCTCAAGAACTACAGGAATGTCTCTCTTCTCACGAATAGAGTCAACCAATTGAACAGATATACTAAAGGCAGGTTGAAAATATGGAAGAATTTGCTCAATAATTTGCAAAGCATCATCATTTAATTTTGACATAATGCTCAGTTCAAATTGCATATTATAAGGAACTGGCATATATGATTTTTTAACCTCACTACCATCATCAGGATCTTTTACAATTATCTGCTGAGTTGTAGTAACTTTCCTAGTAGGATCATAAGTCAATCCAGTAAACTCAAATGACATCCTCGGCAAGGACATTGCAGTTGACTTATTCAGATCTGGAGATTGTTCCAGTCTGGCTAAGAATTTCTGAGTGGGTCCATATGCAAGAGGAACCCTTATTATCTCCGAGATTTCACCAACAGCATCTGTATGTTTAATGACAATATCATTAAACAAAGTTCCAAATGCAATAACGGTTCTTCTCAGAATCTCGTTATAAAAATACTCAAACATGTTTACTTTCCATATATTATTATTTGAACATAATAATTTCTATTTAGGCATTTCCAAAAGGATTAGACTCTGAGAAATCTAGGATCTTATCCGCTTCAATCTCTATATTATTATTATCTGCAAATCCATCATAACTATTATATGTAGGAATGATTCTTATTGAATAACTTGCACCTGATTCAGAACCAAGAAGAGTCTCTCCTACTGAGAAATCTCCAGACATATTAGATACTTCAAGAGTATTGGTTGGCAAGTTCCATTTTCTCACTACTGCAGTATTGCCAGTAATACTTCCGGTAACAATTTCATTAAACTGGAACATTCCAGAATTGCTACTTGTGGAAGCAGCTGCAACAGTTATAGTTGGATGTAAAATATAATTTGCGCCACTATCTGTAAGGTCAATTTCAACTACAGTTCCCGTAGAATCTATTCTTGCGACACCTTTTGCGGTATGAATACCTGCCATCAGTTCAACATAATTTTTCTCAGAAGGATCATTAGATATTGTAACTGTAGGTACTGATAGATAACCACCTCCACCATATGTAACTGTAATGCCTGTTACAATTCCACATTGATCAATGCCAAATTCAAATGCAGTTGTTGCTATTCCAACATTTGTAGCCGCTTGTGACATATAAACAGTTCCATATCCAACATCCGCAACATATGTGTCTGTTGATATAAAGTTGACTGTTGGGAATACTGTACGATTTATTTCATGATGATATTGAAGTCTAACCCTATCACCAACAATAATACCATCAGTAGTGATACCGGAAATGTAATCCGATCCAATTCCAATCGTTCCAGCAATTTTTACTGAATTGACTCTCATGGTAGCAATACCAAGAGCTCTAAAGTTTTCATCTGCTCCAGCTGGAGATGCAATTGTAGGAATTGGAGTAGTTTGATAACCATATCCACTATTTCCAATACTAATAGTGTTAACTGTTCCTGCAGCAGAAACAGTAACAGACGCAGTTGCTTGAACAGGACTTGGACTACCCGTGAATGAAATTGTAGGTGTAACTGTATACCCAAGTCCTATAGTTGCTCCTGTTCCAACACACCAAGGATCTGTTGTTGAATTAAATCCAACTGCAGTAACAATTCCTGTTATAGGATGAATTGTAGCAAATCCAACAGCAGTAACATAGGGGGTATGTGTTCCAATACCTCGATAAATGGTAACTGTTGGTGCTGTAGTATATGCTCTACCAGTGGTGCTAAATGCAATAGAACCTGGATCAATAGAAGTTCCTGCTAGACCAATTGTAGCAGTAGCAGAACTAGTTCCTGGGTGAGGAATTACTACCGTTGGTTGACTAATATAAAATTTACCACCAGTAGTGATTGCAAGAGTTTCTACTGTTCCTCCAGTTTGAGATATATCTGATAGCGTTGCCTCTGCTTCTGCAGCGTTACCAGTGCCTGTAGGAAGACCAAACGTAATTGTTGGTGGAGTTTTATAAAACACACCTCCAGTAGTTCCACCAGGGAAGTATAGAGCAGATGCTCCTATACTAACTGTTGCATTAGTGACACTAACACCGCCACCAACAATAGGAAAATCTATAGTTGCAGTTGCTGCAGCACCAACATGTTTTGGTGTTGAGATAATTACTGTTGGATTTGCTGTCGAATATCCTGATCCACCAGAAGTAATCGTAACAATTCCAATTTGCCCACCATTACCAGAATCAATAACTGCAACTGCTGCTGCACCAGAACCCGTATCGGAAGTAAAACTGACAGTGGGTGCTTGAGTATATCCCAAACCAGCATTAGACATCTGTACTGATTGTACGACCTTTGCCATTGGGTTTACATTTTTATCGCAAGCTACAATTCCACCTAAAAGTATTGCACTTGCTATTCCAGTGACACCACTAGTTGGTGCTGAGGAAATTGCAACTGTTGGTGATGTTAAGTATCCACCACCCCTATTAGTAACAGATATTAACCTTATAGCACCGCTTCTAAGTCCACCAACAACGGCAGTTGCGGTAGAAGCAATTCCAACCATAGTAAGACTTAAAGTTCTTCCCAGGAAGATGTCACCACCATCAACTGTTCCGCCACCTTCTTGCAACTCATCATCAATTTCATCAACTCCAGTATCGATAATTTCATCTTCATATCTGAAGAGTTCGCACCTCAATTCATAAGTATAATTTTCTTGTAGTTGATAAAATGGTTTATCATGTATTACTTGCTTAATTTCAAATAATCTATCCCCTAAAGGGAAATATAATATATCACCTTCCTTTGGTCTAGAAGAAAGTTTTACATTATCTTCTGCTGCCATTAATGGGGAAATATATTCATTAAATCTTTCTTTTGATATTACTAATGTTACTTCATTCGTATTTTGAATACCAAACTTTGATAAAATGGTAGAATTGTCATCATACCCTTCATAACTTTGTACGTATGCCTCAATTGGATAAGATGAATCGAACTTTGATTCGATTACCTCTCTCATTACTGTTTTTTCAGTAATATATTTTCTTGGCATATAATATATTTCAATGCCATAGATTTTTAATTGCTCGTTTATTAAATCTTGAACTAAACTCTGTTCAGATTTAGATCCCTGCTGAAAAAATGGATTTAACATATCAACCTATCATATCTAAGGGTGGAAGTTCATATGTGTTTGACATTTTTTCCATGATTGCATCTAATTCTTTTTGTGCATCATCATAAATTTGTCTACCATTAAGTTCTATTCCCCCTGGCAGTTTAACTCCTTGAAATTTGATTAAATTTTGACCCCACTGACGTTTGATTGTGGAGGTTAAATACAACTTCAAAAAAGAATCATTCCAGACTCTTGCATAGTCATTTGGATTTAATGATCTAAAGCAATCTAGAATGATGTAATCACCTGCACTTACACTTGCCCAATCAATATCCAAATACAACCTATCCATTCTTTGATTGAATCGAATAGCCTTATCAGTTGTCAAAAGAAAATTAATATCTTCCAAATATGTTTTTGTCATTGCATAGGTCAACATTTCAGTTGATCCCCAATAGTAAATATCATTCAAAAACATCTGATATTTAACACTGAACATATTATTTGTTGCAGTGTTGGTGCCATCAAAATGATATATCTTTGTTATTCCTATAATATCTGGAGGAACTTCTAAAAAATTACTACTTTCTTTATAACTAAAGGTCGTAGAAACTCCCGCAATTGAGGTAGTGGCACTAGTGACTGCAATTCCTGCAGCTGGTACTTCTCCTCCAGGCGCTCTTCCTCTCTCAATATCTTTATCTGTAATTTGATACTTTAAGTATGTTTGTGATACGCCATCAAAATGCCTTTCCTGAAAATATTGAATAGCATCATCTACCAAGTCATCAATTTGCTCATCGGCAACATTTATTTCCAAAACTGGCGCTCCCAGTTTTCTTTTACAATAATCAATTAATTCTAGTCTGCTACTTGGTTGCGCCATTTTTATTGCTTTTTAAAATATTTAGGTAAATGAATCTGAATTAGTAAATGATAATCCAACAAACTCAATAGTTTCTTGTTGTTTATAATATAACTTACAAAAAGACTTTGCAATATTTTTTAGTTCGTCTCTATCATCACATCCATCTATTTCATTTGCAATTTTCATATATGCAAAACTTCTTGTTAAATCTGATAATTCAATTGAATCAGGATCCATTTGCTATTCTCCCAAGTAAAGATTTAATTTCGTCTATATCTGATTTAATAGTGTCAAGATCTTCCTCAATAATTTTTATCTTTTGATTTTCTTTTGTTTTTACTTTTTTCATTTTCACATACTCATTATATTCAGAGGAATTAACATTAATTATTGAGTTATTGTGAGGGTCTCTTGCGAGACCCTCACGTCCTTTCACTTTCATATACTCATTATTCATATTATTCATATTATGCTAGTGCAATTACACGAAGATCTTGTGCTCTTGGAACAAATGTCTGACTAGTAGAAGTCATGACTAATTTAATCCTATAGGATCTAAATGCAGGTAGTTCGTCAGCAGTAAACGTGTATTCCTTAAAGTTAACTTCTTTGGATTCAAATCCTAATTCATTAGAAAGAGTCACAAACTGATCTGGTCTACCGTCACTATTCTCAAGATCAATAATCTGCCCCCTATAGTCCAAGTTATCATAACCCGGGAAGGGGAAGAACAGAGGTTCAAAGTTTGGATTATCTCCAATACTATAGAATGCACGAATATCGCAATAATTATTGATATGAGCATTCAAGAGAATCTTGAGTGATGTTGCAGGAGTTTCCAATCCAATCTCTTTAGAAATGTATTGGAATGCAGTAGGATCATTTGTGACACTACTAACTCTAGAGTCAGTAGTATAATCCGTAATAATATTATTGACTCTATTTGAAGTTAGGATAGTAGCAACCCTTTGCAAGTCAATTACTGGAGACAGAAGTGGATTTGTTGATCCCAAAGTCAACTTCATCTGAAGAGACTTGTTGCCAGTGACACCAGAGAGTTTTTCACTCTCATTGATCTTTGAGCATACAATTCTAGGCGAATCAAGATAATTTGGAGAATTGAGATTTAAAGGAATAAATCCAGTGTCAGTGAATGGAACTTCATTACCATCCATACTCTTACCAGTTATACCTCTTATTTCTGCTCCTACAGTTGTTCCGGGAACAGTTAGATTCTGTACAATAGGCGTTATGACTTCATATGGAATATTTTGTGTTGCCTTTGCATTGTGTCCACCACAAGTTTTTGTTGTATTCTGGTAGAGTTTTGGATAACCTGGAACATTTCTATCAACTCCATCCAAAGACATGTCCAACTTAATATTATATGAATCAAATGTAATTGGATTAGTTGTAGTAGCATCACCCATATTATGAGTCTTATTAATTCTCTTAAGAGAAACTCCATTCAATTCATACTTATAAACTGGTGTTCCAACTGAATATGTAATTGGATTATTACCTCTTACAATATTTCCTTCAATATCATTTCCATTGATTGAAGTATATTCAATAATTTCATTACCAATTAAAACATATCCTGGATTAGTAGTACCAACTCCAACACCTTCAAACGTTGAGAATTCACTCGCATCCCCAACTTGAATTGCTCCAGTAGAATCTGCAGTATAAGTTATACTTAATTGGGTTGGTCTTATGTCAGAAATAACGTCAGAGATAGTTACAAAATCTTTCTCCGTGTACATACCATGGTTTTTGTGATTAACCTTAATATGCAAACCATCCGAAACCGTAGTAATTGAGTCTACAGAAACACTATGACTTACGGTTGTACCAATACCAACTTCCCAATTAAGATCTGTAGTAATTCCTGCACTAGAAATATACTTCATAGTATTCGCAACACCAGTCAAGAATTCTCCTTGAACATTATCAAGGACCAGTTGGTTTGTGTTGGCAATACCTATAATAGAGAATCTTGCATTTCTACCCAATTCCAAAGTTCCAATATTTGGAATTGATAAAACATCACCTGCAACATATCCATTACCTGTTGCGGAAATAGTTGCTGCAATTGCAACACCATTATCAATAGTAATGTTTGCAGTAGCACCAGATCCATTTCCAGTTACAGTCTCTAAAGAAACTCCACCAAAAGTAACTTGACCAGATGTAGGAGTATATCCAATACCAGCATTAATGATATTAAGATCTCCTGTTGCTATACCTGCATTTGCAACATAATTGCCAGTTGCATCAGATCCATACTGCATAACAGTATTACCAAATTCCAAACTAGTATTGCCAATAGTAGAAGCAAGACTAATTCTTACTTTTTTTGAATTCATTTCAATAGAATTTGGAAGCAACTTTGCAACTTGATTATTACCTGAAGTCAATTCAGGGTTATAAAAATCAATAGTTCCGGTATCTAAGAAGTCTGCTCTGAAAAGTTGGAATTTAAGATCTTCCCACTGACTTGGTTCCCATGTAGAAGCATTTTGCGATTTAAACAAAGAACCCAAAGTAGGTTGATTGGAAACAAAAGTTTGTGTTTGTAAATCATTTTCTCCAACCCTGGAGATAAAGACACTATAGTCTGGAGAATGTGAAAGCATAACCATTGCATACTCTGTTCCACCTTGTAAATAAACAGGTGCGTCAAATTCAAAGAATGTAATCGCAGATCCATTATCCGAAGTTGTAATTTGACTTGGATATAAGAATACTTCAGAGAATGGCAATACTTTCTGTGTGGGAAGTCCCAACTCTAATGTTCTTAATTGGAAAACAACTGGTGCTTCTCCAGCATCAACACTATTAAAGTAAATTCCACACTTGGTTACAAAGATACCCTCAGACTCTTCAACAAAGAAAGATTGTGCCAAGGGATCTCCCCTTCTTGGTGGGGGTGGCGGTGGACGCCTTGGTGGTGGTGGCGGTGGTGGTGGAAAGACCCACGTTCTAGATGAGATAACCTCAGACGATAAAACTTGGGTATCAGCAACTCTTCTAATGTCTCTAGATTGTGCATCTTCAACAGTATCCACCCTACCATTTCTAACAGAAATGATATTTTCTTGTACAGTATGTAGAGTTCCAGCCGCTTCAAAACTTTCAATTGCTGCAGTGGTTGCTTCCGTTTGATCCCCATCTTCATCATTAACAAGAGTAAACGACTTATTTCCAGTCTCAAAGAATGGATGTACTTGTAGATTTGGATCGCCTATGAATAAACTACCTGCAACTGTTGCAGTTATGTCAGAGACTAATCTAACAGCACTAATAGTTGCTGTTGCTCCACTAGTTTCTCCTACAAGTACCATTCCTTGTTGAACAAATCCAGTATAAGTTCCTTCAGCAATATTTGAAAGAGAATTGCAATCAACGTTCAATATAGTTGATGTTGAAGAATATGTAGATTCAAGAATTGAATTTGTATATGGATTCTCAGGATAAGTTAATACTGGAGCATCATAAGAACCAGTTCTATGGTTTGTTTGTGCAACTCTAAATGTAACTCTTGGAGAAATATCTACAGTATCTGTTCTTTCTCCTGTGGTAATAACTCTACCAGTTACATTTTCTCCGACTTGGAATACTCCAGAATCCATTGTAATCTCAAGAAGTTTTGGTACACAATAGTCGGTTATCGGTTCTCCATCAAAGAATGCATATACTCTAGTGTTTGGTTTAAGTCCATTGCCCCTAAAGGCAATGTTTCTCGACCTCATGAAAGAAATAACCTCTTTACTGACAGTTCTATCACCAACAGAAGTATTATCAATTTGTTCAACAAATTGACTTCTTGATCCAGTTCTATTAGAAATTCCAGTATCAACGACATCAAGAAGTTCATCCTGAATTGTATCCCATCGGATTCCCCACCCCAACCAGTTTGTCGTTGTTCGTTGTGCAGTTCTTCTAACTTCTTCCTGACCAGTCCAATTGTCTACCCAAGAATTCCAAACTGTAGGAGCAAAACCAGTTTGTGGATCAACATTGAGATTTTCTACAGCATCTCTCAGAACTCTTGCATAGTTTCCTTCAACATTAATAAACTTGGCTTCAAGTCTTACCGTATCAACCCAAACATCAGAAGCAGGAGTTAGTGCAATTGATCCTCTCCAGAAGTTTAGAATGAAAGGAGTTACACTCTCTACTCTAGTCCCAAAGTTCTGATCTAAGTATTCGGTCTCAGAATAATCAAGAGTAACAATATCGTTTGATTTTCTAATATTCAAACCTTCAGGTTGACTTGTTGATCTATCTGTTGTTGGATCAAATCCAACAACAGGACCAGGAATCAAATCAATCGCGTTAGTATAATGAGCAGGCCTTAATTCTTGATTCTTTATATCAATACTATTCTTATATAATACCGATGATTCTTGTGCTAAAAATGTTGTAAAGTTATCTACAAAAAACCCAGACTTAAACCTTGATAGACCCTCACTATCTGGAACAAATAAGTTTGCAGTATTTGTTTCAAGCAATGAAAGTGCAGTGTAATACTCTAAACTCTTAATTCTACCTTCAAGTTTTCTAATATCTGCCATCTTGTATCTCTTATGATCCAAGAATTCAATTTGAGCGTCAGTAGTCTTAAAAAGATATGGTGGTAATTGAACGGACGCAATTTCTAAAGCATCATCAACTACTATAGGTTTTTCTGGTCTCTCTGCAGGAGTTCCATATTTAACTTGGAACTGACCATCTTTCGTTATGAATATTCTATCAATTCTTCCAAGGAAGAATGAGAAAGTAACCTGAATGCTTTCATCAGATGCTAAAATATTAGCAGAAGAATTTCCTGAAGCATCAAAGGATCTTCCATGGAATTCAAAAGGAGACCTAGTTGAAGTTGATAATGGAATAAAATTAGAAACTCTTGGTCTAATATCAATTATATCAGTATTTCTGATACGGTTTATACTCCTAATCTCATTAGAATAATCAAATCCTTGAGAATATGAATTTGTAATTGTGATATCTCCATCATCAGAAGATTCATAATATCCCGACGAATAGTAAACTACAAGTTTCTTAGTAGCCTCTTGGATATTATCTTTTCTTATAATGGTTCCATAATCATAGAAAGTACCTTTTTGTCCAGTTCTATATGAATAATTGGTAGAAACATCAAAACTATCTGCACTTAATGTTTGAGCAATAGCAGTTGCATCAGATTCATATGAAATAATTGTTTCCCCTTCAATAAAGGTCTTTTTATTTTTGTATATAAATGAAACTTGATCTGAAGATATTTTTTCTGCAATTATTGCACACGCACCACTAGATTCTCCACGAATCTCCTCTCCAATAATCATTTCTGATGTTGTACCAGAAGGAGTTACTATTGAATTTAAAATAACTTTTGGTGGAGTTGGATCACTTGTATTCGCAGATTCGTAAATTGCAAGAACATCAACAATATCTGGGACGTTCAAGCAAATATGACTATCTTGAACTCTAGTTCCAAATGGATATGTGCCATAATCCAATCCATCATCTAAAGTAGTTGCTCCAATACCAGATCCAGCATTTTTGGATGCATTTATAACGATAGAGTTAACTCTATTCTTTTTCTTACCCTTTGCCTTTGGATTTGATTTTCTCAACGTAGAAATAAGTATGGCACCAGTATCATTTGCACCTAAACCATTAATTTGTAGTTGTTCTCCTCCACCAATAAGAGCAAACATATCAGAAGTTAATGTTTCATACGAACCATCACTTCTTGCAAGAGAATATCTTTCCTCATCAAAAGGTAAGAATACTTCACCAGTTCCTGCACTTACAGCAACTGATAACTGATTATTTACAATATTTACAGTATATTGTTTTCTAATGGTCAATGTTGATGATGTTAAATCAACATCCGAAATATTATTCTTTGGAAGTTGTGTATAAAGAGTATTGTCTGTAGAAGTGTCAAGATAAGATGCTACTACAGTCAAATCTGTAATGTCCAATTGTGATGCGGGTAATATTGAAGAAGTAATTCCTACAACAGTTTCTACTTGATCAACTTTTACAGAATTCTTTCCAACTTCAATAACTCTTGCAAATACTGGATTTCCCAAAGAGACATCAGTATATTTGATAATATCATTCTCTTTTACTAGGTTTCCCGGGAAAATTGGATTTAAACTAGTTACTGTACTTATTCCAGTTCCAGCATCAACTGCACTAACTGTAGCAATACCAATAATATATCTATCAGATTGAATTATATCGGCAGAAAATGATACTGCTGTACCAACAACCCCATGAACAGACTTGACATTTGATGAATTATTGGCAGTTATTGCCGCACCAACATATCCTACCGGTTGTCCATTAAAAATAAAAGATTCATTTACAATAAAAGATCCTTCAGTATTGTAAATTTTAATACTTTTTGAATCACTTACATCATTTAAAAGATAACCTGTAGCACCACTGTTTTTTCCTTTAATATGAACAGGAGTGCTCAAAGTAACTGGATAATTGAGAGTTACGTCAGTTGTATATTGAACATCATATAGACCAATTCCCCAATTATTTAAGTTTTGATTAGTAAGACTATAAGATCCAGATTCTAATCTATAGTCATATACTCTTGCTACGCCAATTTCACTTCCAGCAGCAATAGTTGCGGCAGAACCAACTCTCTGATTCCTTAAACTTAATACAAATGTGTTGCCAATTCCAATTTTAGGAGATCCATAAACATTGTTTATGGCAAAAGTTGGTCCAGTATTATAAACAATAGACTGATCTTTTAAAGTTTTAGTTGTTCTGGGTTTATCTGCATCCAAGTAAACTGTACCATTGGTTTCAACTCTATATCCTTTTACAAATGCTTTACCAGAAGAAATTTTATATAATGCTAAATTTGGATCGGGAGTTGATCCCGTATATGTAAATTGACCTTCCTTATAAATTCCACCATTTCCTACATTATCATTCAAAGAATCCTTAACTGCTACTTCAAAGGGTGAAATAGTATAATCACCAGACTCTTCATATGTTCTCTTTGCCAATTCATCTGCAAGAATACTCTTATCAGTCGTTAATGGTTGTATTCTTATGTTGCCATCTTGGATTTTAGCAAGTTCAACAAAATTAGTATCATCAAAATCTGTAAGATCTTTTTTAAATAATCTTACAGTAATCTTCATTCTATCTGCTCCTGGAGCAGCATAATTATTATATCCTTGAGAATTATCAGTTAAACTTTCATCCAAATCTGAGTTGATAATTTCTTCACTAATAAAAAATCCAACTCTTGCATTGGTATTGGTATCATATTGGGATAATATTAATTTTTCTTCTTTTATATTAACAAATTGACCTCTGAAAAAATAAACACCCTCTAGAACGGTGAAATTTGTTCCAACAGAAGCTGCATCGCTGGAGATAGTAGATGCAAAGGGTGATCCTGCTTCAATATTAGCATTTCCAAGTAATGTAGTATCAATTGCAGCATTTGATGTTAAATTTTCACCATCAGAAAAAGTTTCAGATTCATTATCTTGAGTATTTGACCCAATATAGTTAATATAAAGAGTTAAATTTCCCCTTTCAGAATCTGAAGGCAATAATACACTATCAACTATAGCAGTAACTCCTGACGATTCTCCATTAATAGTCATCCCAACTAAACTTTCTGCATATGCAGAGACAGGGACTCCTAAGAAATTATTATTTAATTCAACTGCACTATATGCTGGATTATAACTGGTATTGCCGGGAATTACCTTAGCACCCTCTTTGAAAAAATGCTGACCAAATTTCTCAATCTGGTTTTGCATTAATGATTGCAAACCAGTTAATTCTCTTGCCTGTATAGGGTATCCGGGTTTAAATAAAATCTTATAATAATCATCATTTGCATCAAAATCATCAAAATATGGAGCTACGTTTAAATTTGTTTGCTGAGACATAATTCTTTAAAACTGCAAAATGACTTTAATATCTTCTTTTTGATTTGGCGACCTAGTGATCGAAGGTCTATTATCAATATAAATTAAATTTCCAGAATGTTTTTTGACTTCTGGATCAGACAATCCATTTGTAAAAGACTGACCTAGGTAATATGTTCTATTATTTATTACGGTTGATACACCTACAAATGAAGTACTAATAGATAAATTCACTGATCCACCATCAATAATTATACTACCACCTGCTGTAGGATTGCTAGTAAATGCTTGTAGTTGATATCCATACGTTGGATTGGTTTGTGCAGTTCCTACAGTGTTAAATCCTGCTAAACTTCTATCCTGCCAATATTTCAATACTCCTGTCGTCTGATCATAACTAACAACTCTTCCAATAGCAGTAGTTCCAGATGAAATAGTTTGTGTTATATGGGAATCTGTTGCGAATGTAGCAGAACTATATCCAACTCCAGTAAGTCTTATTGCACCCAAACAACTTGCTTTATCTAAAGTAAGTATAGTGTTGGTTCCAAAGGATTGTGGGTTTTCAAAAATACCAATCCTTGCAATCTGATTGCCAGTTATAAAATCTGGATTTTCATTATCATTTTCAATTCTAGAATACATTAAAACGTTAGTAGCACCAAGTTCTCTGTAAATATCTGCACCATGTCCTCCCTTGGGTGAAATAATTACATCAAAAGTTGGACTAGTAGTTCCTGTTGGAACATTGCCAGATTCTAGGTCAATATTGCCATAAGTATATCCAGAACCTTGATTGGATACCGTTATTGACTCTATTTGTTGATCATTGTCAACCACAATAGTACATTCTGCTCCGACACCATCACCTTTGATTGGAACTCTAGTATAAGTCTTATTTGCGTCACCAACAGCAACTCCCCTATTGGTAATAGTTACAATTTTAATCGATCCATCTACTGCATTATCTCTAACAACTTGATTATCGGTACTATTCTGCCAATCTAAAGGAACTGGTATAAAATCAGTAGACTCAAATTTTACAAGTTCGCCAGGTTTGATAGTATACAAATACTTCCAAATATAACCATCACCACTAGTTCCTGCGAATTTTGGTTCTAAATCAGTAAATAGGGGTTCATCCAAAGATGGTTTACCATTTGGATTTTCTGGATTAGTTCCATTTTGAAGACATTCATATACTCTATATTCGCTATTCATTACAAAGAAACTAGCAGAATATAAATTAGTAGATCCACTTACAGCCGCTGGATTAGATCTACTATAATCATGTCGATACATATCATAAGTTGTTCCAGAAATCCACGTTCTTTTCTGAATTACTTGTCTAGCATCACTAGAGTTGATTTTTTTCAGAGCGATAGTAGTATCCCAAATATCATTCTCTTCATTGAAACTATCTCTGGGTGCTGGGGGATTTGTATCCCAGTCAGATTGGATATCAGTAGGGTTAGGTAACCCAATAAAAGAATAATAAGAGTTAGCAGAAGTACTAACTCCAGATACAAAATTTTTCGCGTTTAATATTCTAATCTGATCAGTAATTATTGCGGCCATTTTGGGTGGTTTTTTATTTATTTATTAGGTATAATTTAAATACTTGAGAGTATTAGTTCTTTGAACAATAGTTCCTGTAGTTATTCCAACAGATCCAGAATTCAAATATGCATTATATTCTTTAGATTTGGATCTTGATGGTAGGGTAATTCTTCCCCAACTATAGTTTCCATAGTAGTTGCTATTGCCAATTCCAGAAAGACCATTGTAATCAGATACACTAACAGTTGCCTTAGCAACATATGTAAGTCCAATTCCTGGAGCATTAGTTTGACCAATAGAAACAGAGATCACTTCATATATATTATCTAAACATGTTGTTCCGACTCCAACTTGAGCACCTGTACTGTCCAATGAAGTAACACTATCACCAACGTTTGAATTATAAACTGAGAGATAATAACCAGTTTGAATTCCACTAATGGTTGTCAATCCAACAACTGTAGTGTCTCTAAAGAAAGAATCTTCTGGAATATAGAGATCTAAGATGATACCAGTCGCTACACCTACACTAGTAGTAGTTACGCCAACAATAATTCCAGAATCCCCTTCATATGTAGTCACAGAATTTGATTCTTTGGTGAACGTTGGTGTTTCAATCAAGACAAGAGGAACTGATGTGTATCCTGTTCCAGGCCCAGTCATCGTTATTGAAGTAACGATACCTGCAGTAATTGATGCTGTTGCAGATGCTCTAGTAGTTGTTCCTAATCCAACTGGATTTTGAATAATAACGATAGGAGCATTTGAGTAACCAATTCCACCATCAGAAATAACTATAGATGAAATTGTTCCAAGTCCAGAAACAACAGCAGTTGCAGAAGCAGATACTTGAGTTTCCTGTGAAATAAATGTAACATTATTCTGGAAATCAAGACTTATATTATTTTCATTGATTGGATTGAAGAATGGTCTAATGTTATCAACAGAAACTATAGTTGTTCCAATTCCAACCGATTGAACCAAATAAGCAAATGGATTGATACGAGGTTCATAATGAATCCTGTCTTTTCCAATTTCCTTACCATTAATAATTTTATCTTCTGTCTGCCTACACCATACTACAGGTCTAGTTAAGGTTTCATTTGAAGTATTTCCTGGACCATAATATGGATTCGTAGTAACAAAGTCAGTAGAGTTAATTTCAGTGACTGTTCTTGCTTCTTCTTGGAAAGTTGCAGGTTGTCCAATAAAGGAATCATATCCAATTTTCAGATTATCTCCAACCTTAACAGTTTCTAGGATATCCGTCGGAATAACATCAACTGATCCAGTTCCTTTATAGAAAAGGATCTTACAGAGATCATCAACTTTAGGTGCTTCCGTGAAGGTAATTAAACTACCTCCGTTAAATACATAACCCTCATTTGGGATTTGTAAGATATTATTAACAAATACCAGTAAAGTATCTTCAATATTGACATTTGATCCAGATCTGGAATTGATAGAAACAAGTTGTTGATTGGACTTAAGTGTGAATGTAACAGTTTCTCCATCAAATAGGTCTTCAATACTGTCCAATACTTGGAGTTCTCCAATAGACCAACCACTAAATTTATCATTAAATGTCCGTTTTATCGTAATCTGAAACTCATTGAATCCCGCAGATGTTGGAATTCCGGTTGTTCCTCCAAAGGGAACTGTTAAAATGTCACCTATACCATAAGAATATCCAGTATTTTTAATTTCAAAATCAATTACACTAGATCCTTGACCAACAACAATATCAATTTTGGATTCTGTACCGATACCAACTGATGAAGAACTATAGATTAATGGAATATTGGAGTATGATAGGGGATCGTCAAATAACACTTTTAATGGTTTATTGACTTTTCCACCTCTAGAATAAAAATGTTGACGTGTAGAAATTCCAGTATTAACTGAGAAAGTATTATCATCAATTACAAGATTAACTGTTGCTTGACCTGCAGCAGGATCAGATACTCTAGGTGCTATTATAGCACCTTGAACAGTTCCTCCAGAAGTATAGAAGGTAGGAACAGTAGAAACACCCACATTTGTAACAAATTCAGTAGAACTACCAATACTAGTAATTCTTGATCCAGTATAATATGGATCAGTAGTTCTAGGATAAGTGTGTGTAGTGGAAGGATCAATCGCACAAGTCATACCAATACCTGTGAAAATTACATCCTGATTAACACTATATCCATGAGCACCTGAAGTCGTTACTGTTGCAATACCACTTGCAGCACTATAAGCAAATCCTGCAATAGATTTAGAACCCGAATATGTGCAAGTAAGAGCAATTCCACTCAATACAACTTCATTACCAACTGATAATCCATGTGCAGTCGATGTAGTAACTGTACTCATACCAGTTATTGAATTATATCCAACATTTGTTATAGTTTTTGGTGCGTAGAATACTTGAGAATTTGTTACTGCAACACCAGTTAAAGATCCTGTTGTTCCAATAATAGCAGTACCAATAGCAACTATATCTGTACCATCAAGACTTTCCTGTTGAATTGAAACACTAACAGTTTGACCAATTCCTGATCTATATCCAGATCCACTATATCCAATAGAAATTGATGTTATAGTTCCTGCTGTTGAAACCTCAGCAGTTCCTCCCGCTGAAACTAAAGGTTGATAACCAAATCCTTCAGTAGAACTAACAGAAACAATAACTCCACCTAAAGGAAGATTGGTACTATTTGCATCATGAGGTGCAGATGTTGCAGTTCCAGTAAATGAAACTGTAGTTATTCCACTAATTTCTTCCAAAGAGTAGTCGTTTGATACTCCAGGATCTTGGAAAATTTCATTTATTAAAATAATTGCATTTTCTGTCTTAATTCCAACTATATTTGATCCCGACTCCTTAAGGGTAAAATCTCTACGTGATCCAGTAAACTGATCAGAAATATCATCAAAAATATAATTTCTATAATAAGTCTCATCAGAACTATTAGGTACTCCAGATCTCATGAAAGATCTTCCATGGAAAGATGAACTAGTTGTGATTCCAGTCCAATCTCTTTCATCCGGAGGATTAGTTATAGATCCAATAGGAATATTTCCAAAAGGTGCTGTAGCAAAGTTAATTTCATTACCTACAATATTATAATTACCTTCAATCTTAATTACTGTTGATCCACTAGAGTGAACTCCAACCTCAGTGCCCATCCAAGGTCTTCTGACTCTAATTATATTAGTAGCACCAATACCAATACCTTCAACTTTCATTACCTCATCATTAATTTTTATCAAATCTCCACTAAAGAATGATGTTATTCCAGAGAATGTAAGTAAGTCATCAACTTGGCTGGCACCAGAGACTAAAGTAGTTGTCAATGAAGCGCCTACAATGGGAGATTGTATAACATTATCAATGGTTACAATAACTTTTGCGTTTTGATTATTTGCAACAAATCTGTGATTTGTTCCAATACCAACACTTGTAATATCAAATGTGACTGGAGTTGCTTTTAATGCATTTTCAGCAGTAGATGCAAATTCCAGGGTATTCTCATTAATCTTAACTGCATATAATTCACTTGGAAGTTTGTCTGTAACTCCAATTCCAGGAACAGTTGTGGATGCAATTTGAATTGCTTGAGTTGATCCAGCACCAGCATAGTGATAATTTAACTTCTCTCCAGTTACAAAGTAGTGATTGTTGAGAGTGACGGAATTGGTTGTTAGATTAACTAATGAGGAACTACCATCAAAATATTTCTCAAAGATTGGATATGTTTTATGCTTTAATGCAAATTTTCTCTTAATGTCAGATTCCGTTCCAGTGTAAGTACCTTCAGCACTTTCAATAGTTCCATTAGTAAAATCAATTACATCATTGTCACTATCAGCATGATATTGAGCATTCATATAAACTTTAACCTGAACATCAATGCTTGGATTTGGAGTAAATGTTAATTCAACGTCAGTTCCATTCCTATTTGCATCAAATGTTCCAAGACTAGAAGAGGTTTCAACATTACCAAATTCTGTAATGTATGCATTCGTATCGTCATCAATAACAAGAATTTCACACATCTGATATTCAATGTTTGTTTCATCTGCAACTTGTACAATGAAATATGCAGTATCATAAGTGTCAGAGTAAGATCCAACAACAGTAGCACTTGGTGATCCAGATGCTGAAATAGAAGTAGTCTTTGTTTCTAAGATTACTCTGTCCATCGTGATAGTTCCTATTCCACTGGTTTCAGTGTTTGCGATAGAAACTTGCATTGAATTGATTGTACATGCAACTCCTACTGCAGGAATAAAGTCTAGTTTAATATTTGATCCATCAATATACGAATAGTATGTGCCAAATCCACTTATAGAATAGATGGATGGGTCTGTTGTGAGTTGCCCATAATCAACCATTTCAACATCAGTTCCATTTGAGATAATATTAATCTCATCAAATTGATATTCTCCATCATCTTTGGTGATCTCAACAAGAACTTTATTTGTAGTGTAAGTAGAACCTAAAGAAACAATATTAGTAGTGGTTCCAGTAGAAACAACAGTACTAGATGTACTTACTAAAGATTCTCCAATTGCAGTTGATCCAACAGAAAGGATCGAATCATAGACATTATATGCAAGAACACTAATGTTAAAGTCATTAATTCTGAACTTATTTGGATAGAAATTAACAATTCCATCACTACCGCTCATAACTAAATCAAAACTTCCAATATCATATGTGCTCTTAACTCTGCCATATTGATTTAAATATCCTTGATTTTTATCATTAACAATAGTGACTATCATCAACTGACGCTCATCATAGTATCTCTTATCTGATACATATGTAAATAGTTTTTGAGCTCTTACCTGAGACTTATCAAATCGATATACTTCAGAATAAGGTGTTGGTCTTGGGTTACTATTAAATGTCCCACTAAAATCATCAATATCAAGAACTCGATTTCCTTTTGATTCGAGATAATCATTAAGTATTCTATTTTCAAAGATTATTTCATCAGAAACCAATCTTGAAGAAATGATTAAAGAATTTTCTCTTACCAAATCAAAATCATAAACACAGTTTAAATCAACAACTCCTGTCAGATGGTTAATAATTTCAATATTTGTTAATGATGTCGATACACCAACAGACATTCTAGTTTCAGAATCTGATTCTAGTTGTAAATCTGAGAATTTTTTAAATCCTGCAGTATGATTCATTGTACTTACAACATCATCCCAACTATCATAATCAATTTTTGATTTCAAACTATATGAGAAGTTCTGGTAATACAATCCATCTTGCAGTCTCTCAATATCAGAATTAAGGAATCCAGCACTTTCTTGCCAACCATTTTCTATTCTTGCAGAAGGATTTAAGTTAGCAAAACTGGAAAATTGAGTAACATTGGATGCAAGTGCTTGACTTTTGGATGTAACTCCATAAATTTTCTCATCAGTTACAAAAGTGTCTTTTGATAGTACCTTAAGGTATTGATTCTTAGGATCCCAATCATCAACAACACCATTTAAAACCGTATTTGAGAAAACTTCTTCACCTTTAATAAAGTTGTTGGCAATTAACTCAATATCAAATGTAGGGAAATCTTTTTCTGGGATTATTCTCCCTGAAGAATTTGCACTGTCAAACGTTCCTGGGAAATTGGATCCTGATAATAAATTGCCCATATTATAAGCAACAGTTGCTCCAAGTCCGCCAAGATTTTCATGAACAGCAACAATAGTGAATAGTGAATAATCGTATCCTTCTGAATTGTATCCATTGGCAGTAGTTCCTATTCCGGTACTGATATTTTCAATCATTACCTTATCATTTACTTTAATTGGGAAAGAATCTGCTGTACTAAATCCAACTGCTAAAGTAACTGTAACTTGATCTGTAGTTTTATTATATTCAATATTGGAAATTGGAACACCATTTGGATTTTCTATTGGAAGAATCTTTGGAGTTACATTACTAATACCATAAGTATTTTTAAATATAGAAACTACATTGTTTCTTGGAACATATCTAATATCAACTTCAGGAATGATCTCATTTGTTTTACCATCAAATACTAAAAGTTTAGGAGCAACTCCATAACCCTTTCCAAAGAAAGAAACTGCAATAGATTTAAATGAAGATAATGGATCTACTCTTATAATTTGTGGTAGAATTGTTGACGGTCTTAGAGTATGGTCTGATGGGAAATTAAATCCAACATTATTAACTTTTACACTCCTAGGTCTACCAATAGTATTTCCTTTAACCTCAACAATAGCATTCTTACCAATGGATGAATTTATTGTGGTTATATTTGGAAGATCTGAATAACCAAATCCTTTATTAGTAAGTTTTATATCAAAGATAGGACCATTAGCAAATAATGAATCAGTATCATACGTTAATGATGAAATACCTGCAGAATATGATGAATTTTCTGGAGATTCATTTAGAGTATATGTGAATGATTTATCTGTATCAACTATTATTTGCTTATTTCCATTATACTTACTATTATTAATTTGAATCTCACCAAATCCAACAAAAGTATCGTCAACAATAACTTCCTGCTTAACTACAGGGATATTATTATCAAATACTGGAGACAATTTATAGAAAAGTTTTTCTGGCAAATCTCCACTTACTTTGATACTAATTTGAGCATCAGTTGAAACTCCAATAGTTCCAGTTTTTTGAACCTCAAAGTTGTTTGTTATCCTGGTTGTTTCAAATAAATCAGTAAATTTAGAATCACTATAAAGATTAAAATCAAATGCCGGATAATTATTAAATGAGAATTGATATGAGAGACTGGAATCTGATAAGTCGAAGTTTAATGTAGAATCTTTATATGCAATAATTTGTGGGTTTACTAGAGAAATATTGCCAGAAGAAGTGCTAGTTAAATTAACTACTTTTGCACTTTGACTTTGAGCATCAAAAAGAGTTGTGGAGAGTCTAATATTATCACTATCAAACACTACAACATAATATGTCTTTTCATTTACTAACCCACCAGCTGGTGTAGTTGCAGTATGTAAAATCTTTTGTCCTGTTTTATATCCATGGTCATCAATATTAATAGTATTTGATGTGGTGTTAACGCCAGAGAATGATCTAGTGTTGGTAATCAGAATTCTATTATAATCATTATATTTGATCGAATGTGTCGTTGTTAATCCGGGACTTGCGTTAATATTAACAAAATCATTATTTGCCAACCCATGAGTTTGAGAAGTAGATACTGTTACTGTATTTTTAGAAATCTGTCCAGTAATTGGAGTATACCTAGTATTGAAACTATGGTTTAATCCTGTTCCTATTCCAGTAAAGAATAATGTTCCAATCGTACTCGTTGTTGTGGATATTCCTACAAAATTACCTGTCGTACCCAAACCAACTGTCACAGTAGAAAGTCCAATTAAATCATCAGAAACTTTTGCAACATATAAAATCGATTGATCCGATAATGTCACACTTGTAGAAATTCCATCTGGAGATACTTCAAGCACATCTCCTCCATTTGGAGAATATGTAAGTGCCTGGCCAGTAATAAATCCATGTGAAGGTAGATATAGGGTTTTTGTGGGAACAAATATCTCAGTAATTCCAACTCCGGGATTTGGTATACTTAAAGTGACACCAATACCCAATCCGGAAATAGTTCCTAGACCTACACTCTCTACTGGATTAAAATATAATTGTCTATTTACATTATATCGATAATCACTTCTAAATCCAACATTAATTGTTAGTTTTCTTGGATTTTCATAAATGGTTTCTCCAATTGTATGTGCTACACCAACAGTACCATCAATTTCACGCAAAACTCTTAGTATTGATGCATTTTGATTAACATTTAGAACTTTTAATTTTTCATCTGAAATTTGAATAATATCATTTTCTCTAATTGCATTAAAAGTTAAATTTCCAGCAACATTAATAGATGTTACTATTCCAGTATTTGCAACAACGTCAAGACCAACAATAGAAGATCCCAATCCAACTAAAAATAATGCATTTGAAGATATTCCAGCAACATAAGATCCACCTATCTTAGATGAAGCAATACTTAGACTAGAAACATTGATTCTATCTGTGTTTCTTAGATTGTGTGGCGAATCAAAATACGCAACATAATCACTCTTTCCATTTCCTGGATAAAATTCAACACCATAGAAACTAGTTGTTGCAACACTAATAGAATCTACATTTTTTCCGCAGATTTTTGAAACTTTTGCATATGCACCATTTCCAATGATATTTCCATTAATATCTTCATTATCAAAAACCAATGTATCGTTAACTTTGTATCCGTCTCCACCGCTATTAACTACAACGTCATCAATATTGCCAGAATATGTACTTTTGATTGTAAATGTTTGATCTAAATTATTTGGTAGGTCAATATAGTCATAATAAAACTGTCCATCACCAATATTGTAATACTCTACATTTCTCATATAGTCAGTTTCATTTAAATCAAATTCATTTTGATTTGATGAAGATTTGAAGTTAAATGGGTTTGGTTTTGATTTAAATGCATCACCAATCAAGTATGGAAATACTGGACTTCTATAATTAGAGAAACTTCCTCCAGAATCAGCACTAAGTGGGTTTATTGTTGAAAAATATGCATAAACTCCATTTGGATAATCTGGAGTAATGCCAAATCTTCCATTATTTTTATCCAAAACAGAATCATCAGCATAATTCAAGTATTCATAATCTTCAATAAAGAATCCTTCCGGAAAATATGAAGTTGATGGTCTATTTGCCTTCAAATTAATACTATAACCAGATTTCATTAGAGTTACACTACCACCAGTCGCATTCTCATAAGCGTATGGACCATAAATTGGGTTTCCATCGTAAGCCCAACCAATTATAGGTGAGTGGTTTGACGATAGACTTTCTACATTGCCACTTTTTACTAAATCTTTTGCGAAATATAAGTATTCTCCAACCTGATTAATAGAATATATTTTTTCCCTTAACTTTCTTGGGGCATATAAATGAGTATATTGTAGATCAAAGTTGGGATTAGATGATTCTACAATAAACCCGTCATCGGCCGATATTCTATCTCTATATTTTTGAACATTATTAACATTCCAAGTCTGAATCTGGGGATCTACAATAAAACCACTTCCTGGTGTAGTGACAAGTAACGTAGTTGTACTCGGAGTATACCCCGATCCTTTAGAAATAACCTTAACTGAGATTATTTTACCATCTTCAATTATTGGAGTGAAAGACGCTCCAGTACCAGTACCAGTAAGTACTAAATCTGGAACTGAATAATATCCAGATCCAACATTATTAATTAAAACCTCAACAATCTTCCCATTTGACACAATTGGGTTTAAAATAGCACCGGTGCCTTGATTTATTGTAACATTTGGTTTTCTGTGGGAATTTAAGGTCTGTTCAGATCCATAACCAGATCCTTTAGAACTTAAATGTACAGATTGAATGGATCCTCTAAAGACTGGTCTAATTTTAGCTTTGAATTCTTCAAATTCAGTTAACGATGTTGAATAAACACCAAAATTTCCTAATACTTTTACAGAAATTTCTGGATAGTTGAAAGAATGAAGTCCATCACCTTGAGATTCAAGATTTATATATTGATTGGTTCTATAGAAAAACTCTCTATCATCTGATGCACCAACTTCTGACAATTGGAAATTATTTTCATCAACTGCAGTCACATAATACTCAGTATTTGTAGATATTCCTGAGATACCAGTTTCATTATTGTAATACTTTAATAGTTCGCCTGATTGATAATTGTGGTTATCAATATTGATGTAATTTTTGGATGTAACAATTCCTACTGGAAAACAAGTTCTCTTTTTATTTTCATATCCAACACCAGGAGATACTATACTAACGGAATCTATAACTTTCTTTTTATTGACGGATTCCAGATTATGATTTCCAATACCATATGTTGACAAAACAACTGTATTAATGCCAGATATAGCATTAGCAAACGTATTATACAATTTAACGGTATTTGGATCCTCTACCCCAACATTATACTTTGCGCCTGTAGAGAGACCTCCTACTGCTGTCTGAGCGTTCGTTTGATATATGACTTGTTCGCCATTCCTAAACTTATGATAAGTAGAAAACCCAATTGTAGACAGTGATGCCCCAATGGAAACTAAATTGGAAGCAATTTGAGAATTAAATTCATTTATATGTGTTTGTAATTTGGTGTGAACCTTTGCTTGCGCTCCTACACCATTTCCTCCTGTAATGTCTATTTTTGGATCTTCTAGATAATCAAATCCACCGTCAATAATATCAATTCGTTTTAGATCTCCAAGAATGCTAGGATGTGCAGTAACTCCAATTCCTGATCGATCATTAACAGTTAGTTCTGGTACATTGATAATATCATAGTTGTTTCCGGGAGAGGTTACAAGAAGTTCATTTACTTGCCCATAATATAAAAGGTCAGAAGATTTATAATTTAAAATTTCCACACCATCAACAAGAATTCCAATTTTTCCTGGATTTGTTTTATATTCTTTTCCAGTAATTTCTGTAGTACGAATTTCTCTTAAAAGTTTTTGTGATTTTAAATCCTTTCCATACAGTTTATATGGGCATAATGTATTATTTGTTATAACCATAGAAGTGTCTAAAGTTATAAATCTTGAATTATCAATATCAGATCTACTTCTGGATAGTTTTATATTATTGGAGTCAATTCTCTTGACAAAGTATAGTCCTTCTTCAATTCCCAAAGAAGTTCCATCTACAATTGTATCATTTACAACTACTTTTTCTGGAGCATAGTAAACTTCATCTCCAGTATAAAATCCATGATCAGTTAATGATGTAATTTGAAAGGTATCCCCCACAAACGTCCCAGTTATAGAAATAGATCCAGATCCTACATTTAATGGCGAATTATCAAAAAATGGTAGCGAATCTGCAGAAATTAAAACTGTATCACCTTGTGCATAAGTGTTATGAACATTTGCATTAAAAATATTTGCACCTTTAAAATTACTAAAATTGGGTTTTGATAATATTCTTTTTGCAGTATAAATTTTTGAATCAGAAACAGTAATTTGTGTATCTAATATTACAACTACTTTTTTGCTGCTTCTTACCTCAGAAATATATCCAGAAACAATAGTATTATTTTCATCTGTTATTTTAATATTATCAAAGGAATAAAAAATATGATCTTTATCAAATTCCAATGCATATATTTTATTAGCAGTGCTTATTGCGGATAAACTTTTAACTTTATATGATGGTGCAACATTAAGTAACCAATTCTTAAATTTTATACTATTATTTTCTTCTCCCAGAGTTTTTATATTTACATTATCTCCTTTAGTATAAAAATAGGAGTCTGGATCTAAAGTTAATGAATCGATGACAGAAGTAATTCTAACAGAAATTTCTGTTCCGAATCCAGTAGTTGCGGATGCATAAGTATTAATGCCAATATATGAAGTATCTGCAATACTATCAGTTACATTCGTACAATCTATAAACTGATTGTTTGTTTTTGATGTATATGAAACAATTCCAGTTGAATTTGAATAGTTTACATACAATTCTCCACTATTTGGAAATCCAATAGTAGAATCAACATCAATTGTAGTGGTTCCTGCAGATACTGATCCTATGACTTTTGTTTTTGCATGAGCAGAAAAATCACCATATATTGCACCATTATAAGTAATATCTCTATCATAACCACCATCAATCTTTAATTGATAGTAATCTGAATTATCATATGTAGAAATTTTTTCAACTGATGCTACAGGACCATATGCGGGGTTAATACCATTATATGCTTTCTGAAATAATGTAAGATTTGTAAGATCATATGGATTTCCATATACACTCTCTACAACAAAGTCATTGGTAACTCTATATCTTGCATCTGAAGGTCTTAATAAATGTTCTCTTGGCCTTACAATTTTTACTTTTTCATTATAAAGTGCTCCGAAAAGAATTTGAAAAGATTCGTCAGTTCCTTTGCTACTATAAAAATCCTTAAATTGCTTTATTAAAATATTTTGATTTACTTTTGAATCAAGTTCTCTATTTTCAATTCCAGGAATTAATTGTATTTTTGTTTTTAGTAAGAATTTTTTGAGAAACAAATCACTCAGATTTGTGATTGTTGTTCCTGCAGCATGAGAATCTGCCTCAGTAGATGAAAATTCTACTTCAGCATCAATGGATGTGACTCCAGAGAAACCTCTAATACAACCAGTAAATGAATCAACTGTTTTTCCAGTATAAGTAATGATCTCATTATCAATCTGAATCAATCCATACGAATTTGGAAAACTTTTAGTTCCTCCAGGAGTTTTTGAAATATCAATTGTAATAGTAGTATCATCTAAATCAATATCCGAATATAATACCGATGATTCAACAAGTGAAGTTGACTCATCAAGTTTTATATATTGATCAATATTTTGTATAAGATCAATTGAAGATCCCTTGAATTCCTGAGCAATATAATATTGCGATAGAAAATCAGCAACTAATGGAAACTCCTCCTTGATATAAGGTGGGAGTTGGTTATTGATAATTGTGTTAAACTGGATTCTTTTATCTGACATTTGTTATGGTCTTACTAAATTCCCGTTGCTGTAGCTAGAAGTGACATTATAATTTGATGCTGATGGATCTAATCCAGAAGCAATATCATCAACAACCATATCAAAATTACTACTACTAATATCTAGTTGCAAATAAAGATCCTGTACTCCGACAACATCATTTGATTTAGGACATGCAGAAATTTCCATAATTGCCTGCCCATCTTTAATTTTTCCAGAAACTATATTGATTGGATTCAGAGTTAGTATTCCCTTCTTATAATCAATCGTTCCAATACCTCTCTTTACTATTGTTGGAGTTGTGGAATTTTTGTTTGGAAGTGTGAATAGGAAAAGTGTTCCCATTTCTTTATTTGAATTTGGAATGTCAGAGAGATATACTTCACTTGAAATATCAGATACCCTAAAGGGACTAGTCTTGATATTAAATCCGTTTGGATTTTTGATATGAAATTCATTACCAAATCCAATTTGATATTCTGAAATAGCATTCAAGACAACTCTCAAATCTCTTCTTATTTGAATTGTCGTTATATTGGATGTAATTGAGACATCACTATCATCAATTATTTTTAAGAATTTACTATACTTAAATCTTGCACCATACCTATTCAATTCTGTTGATTCTGAATATTTTATTGCATTATTTTGTACTAAACTTGAAACATAGTCTGTATTGGGTGCCAAATTGGTGTTGTAGTATACATTTGAGTCCACTTCAACATACAAATACTTCAGATCTAGAATTTCAGATACAATACCCGCAACAGCATACTTTTTAAGTTTGAGTTTGATATTTTCTTTAATTAGATTTGGTAAGAAGTCACCAAATCGAGGTTTAATACTAATAAAGACCTTTCCATATTGAGGAGGAACCAATTCTTCCCCACCAAATACAGAAATAGATTCAGTTTCTGGATAAATCTTAGATGGTATAAGATTCTCATAGTCATTTGATGTCAGTGCTCTATTTTGAGATGCATAGATCTTAGGAGCAAATTTTCTAATTGAATCTACATCTTCAATCTCTTCTCCACCAGAAGAACCTGAATCTGTAGTGACAAGTGACACTCCAGTTGTTACAGAATATGTAATACCATTTCTGGTATATTGTAAGATACCACTATATGCAAATTGACTAACACCATTTGCACTGTCACCACTACTTACAATGTATGATGCTTCAACATAATTACTTTCTTCTAACTTTCTACCAAAAACACCATCACCAAAGAATATTTCATATCTTTCATCATCAATTTCTTGCAGATAAAAGACTTTTGATCCACTATCAATGTCTAAAATATCATCTTGGTATGTATATTTGACAGTTGCCGTCGCTGCTGAATTATTTTTAACAGAAACTTTAATTAATTGAGTATCGATCCCACTATTATCCAAAATAAACTTTTGATTTGGATTTTGAGAAGAATATGTAAAGTTTGATACGATTAAACTGCCTTCATAAACAGAAATTTCATCAAATGAAGCAATATTATCAACTACAGGAACTGTAATATCTTCTATAATGGAGAAAACAAATGATTCTTGTGCAAAAGAACCCTGTGAAGCACAAACAGGACCTCTTTTCAGCGTTAATGTTGATGGTGCAGGAGTAACATCACTCAAATCAACGAAAAAACTGATTGTTGCAATAGATGCTTTCCTTGATCTAGGCAAATAACCAATATTTCGTGCAAGAGATACTACATTTTCTCTTAAAGTTGCACTATCAATGAATACTTCATTTGCGACCATATTCGCGTTATATGAAGTGATGTATGTATTATATGCCAATACGTCAATAATCGATGAGAGATTAGATCCCTCAAAGTCATAATCAGTAAAATTTGAATTTGCTCTTAAATAATCTTTAAGAGTTGTTTTAATCTGGTCAAAATCCAGATTATTGAAGTTGACTAATGGCATTTACCTTGTTGGTTGCAATACAAATTCTAATTGTTGTGGCAAAACATCCGCACCAATGATTCTATAGATAATTGTTATCTCAAAAGAGTTATTATCTGGATCAGGATATGCTTTAACACTCACTAGTTCAACTCTTGGTTCATAATTTGCAATTGATGACTTAATTTCCTCTTGAATTAAGGAAGCACTTAAGTCATCAATATTATCAAATAGTGTTTTTGACACTCTAGAACCAAAATTTTCATCAAAAAACTTTTCTCCAGGAAATGTAAACACAATATTTCTTATTGAACGCGCAATTGCATTCTCATTTTTAAGACCTATAATATCACCATTCAGAGGATTCTTCTGAAAGGTCATACTAATATCTTTGAAACCTTGGCTTACCCTTTCTAGAGGCATTTACTAATTATTACAATTCTACCTTATTTAGACTAGTTATTTGTATTCTCTCTTAAAAATAAATCAGTTTGTATATTATGATCACTTCTTTTCGGAGTCATATCATCATTATTAATCTCACGAAGCATTCTTCCCCCATCTCCTTCTTGGTTTTCTGTAGGAAGAGTCCAATAATCAGCAACTAAATTATTAGTTTCCCATACATCAGACATATTTTTATTGGATTGTGCCATTTTTAAGGTTCCTTAGTATTGTACTATTTAACGTCTTCCTTGTCCACGATAACGCTTCTTATTTCCATTCCTTGATGTTGCAGAAAGTAATGTATTAGTTGAACGACCTTGACGAGTCTTCTTTGGACGTGGTGGAATATAATTATCACCTTTCATTAGTTGTGCCATGATTTAATTCTCCTTTACTTTAATTTCTATTAATGTTGGATCAATAAACCCTCCCGAGTAAAAACTTTCCGAGAGGGCTTGCATTTCCTCACTACACTCTTCTATAGTGAGATCTTTAAACATAATATTATTTTCATAAACAATACTATATGTTTTCATAAAAGTTAGATTACGCGAGTTTTTTCGTGGCCTACACGAATCCTTGGATCACACCAAATCTCATATCCTGCTTCAATAGCATCCAAGCAAAAACTGACATCCTCACCACACATATCCTGTACTGCACCAGACTCAAATACTTGCATCTTTGGCGCAAACCATGGATACTCAAGATTCTCAAATACTCCATTCTTAATCATTACCCACCCAAATCCTGTATAGTCTACAGTGAATGGTTTCTTACGCTTACTAATACTCTCTACAGTCTCATGATTCATTACTCCACCATTCTTGCGGAAATCATCCTCCTCTAACCAATGAGCAACAGATGTGGTTCTTCCATCCTCAGTGGCATACCAACCCCCTGCTACTTCCTTTTCATTGCCTTCGGCATCTAATACAAGATCACATAATTGCCAAAACTTCTGTGAATCAAAGACAATATCACTGTCAATCCATAATTGATAATCATACTCTAATTTACCATCCCATGGAATTTGTTTCGGTCCTCTTAATACATTTGCACCTAATACCTTACATCTTGCAAAATTAACCATTGATGAGTAATCTTGACTGATCTGAATACTCATCCCATTCTGTACCATATCAAAGCACAGTTGTACAAAGTTCTTCAGAAAAGTAAATGAACATCCTCTACCAGGAAGACAAAATACAATCTTCTTCCCCTTCATCCTTTCCTTAATTGCTGCAATATCCCATTCAGGTTCTTGAGACTTCTTTGGTGTTGCTGCTTTAACAGTAAATCCTTTTGCCATTTGTTTAATCAGATTTCATTTCAATTCTATCAGTATATCTATACTCTGTCAATAACTATGCTCTTCTCTTAAATGAGGTGTTATCTCTACTTCCTCATATGTTAAATCCTCAAAAGTATAGTCAGTATCCATAAGACCAACCATTCCTTTGAGGGTATTCCATATTTTATTAAATTGCTTCTCAGTTAAAGTAGCATATATGCATTCATTCTTTACATATATGTGATAAAACTTTGTGGGCGTTAATTTTTGTACGGAATTTTTTTTATTCATATTTAAATCATACACGCATTATATATCAGTACTATCAAAAACCTAGGGGGGGTCCCCCAGTGTCTTTGCATACCTGATTAACCAGTCGGGGTCCCCCTGGGGGAGAGACAACAGTGGTTCTTCATATATCTCCGCGGAATTTTTTTGTATTTCTGATATATGTCTCGCGATTTGTCACCTCTGTAGGTTAGGGTAGTTAGGGGTTTTAATAACGCCCCCCATCAACCCACAACAACCCACAACAATAACTGTCGTTCACTGTTATTTTATTATACTATTAATGGGGCAATGTGTCAACCACTGCCCCACCAATTAATCAATCTTCAGTATCTACTTGCTCATCAATGATTAGATCAATAACTTCTAGAAGTTCATTACCTGTTTTACACTCTGAAAGGGCGTTAAAAAGTACTTCGTTTGACATAATAAAAAAATGTGTTAGTTAGCATGCGGTGGGTTTAATGACATCACCAGGTCAATACTTACTAGTAAGTATTAATTTTGATCGCTGCGCCGCCCTGTTAAACAGCAACGGTATTGTGTGTCTGTTGACTGTAACTTAGTACGTCTTTTGTTGCCCTGTAATCGAACACCAAACACAGACTTTTTAGGACCACGTTGTGATTTTAAACGAGTCACTTTAACCTCCCCACGAATATCAGCAAGTATCAGATCAATCGGAGATGCTGTAGCTGCTAGTTCTGAGATTGTCATGGGTTACTGTATCCTACACTACTAAGACGCTTTAGAGGTGAGTAATACTAATTCCTGAACGATTACCACTTATCAGGTTTACTGAGGTCCTCAACATATGCTTGACAATGTTCTGCACCTTCCAAATTAAATAGTTCTTGCCAATCAATCTGATGAGGGTTAAAATCACTCAACACGTCCAAATCTAACGTGATTCTATAACGTTGCTTTTGTACTTGACTAACAGCGACTGTCATGGATTAATCCTTGTTTGAGTGTCTTTTACAGTATAGAATGTCTGAGCAATATTGTCAACGACTCGCTCCCTATTTATCGAAAGTCTTAATATTTTATGTCATCATTCCCTGGCAAAACTTATCAGCGGTCGGTTGACATTTGGCGGCGATCGTGATAGAATGCTCGCTTAGATCACAAGACCTGAGAGGATTTAATTGATCATAAACATAAGGTCTGAGAGGATTTAAGAACATAATAAAAGAAGAACGTTTAAGTACATTACAACACTTTTCCACATAACTATACCTTTCTCCACACGTTTAACTATACTTTTCCACAACGATGTGGAAAACTCATATACATTTAAAAAGACATTTTTAATACAAATAAAGGATAAAACTATAGAAAATCTGCTTTTAATAGTGTATTAATACGATTTAATTCCTTTTCTACATTATCATCTTCTCCTGCAATACTTAACCAGTCAACAACATTAAAATCATTAAAATTGGATGAATAAGTATTATCTTCGTTAAGTGGTTGATAATACAATTCGGTATTAGTATTCGGGTCTAGTGTATAAACCGACCCTAATACTTCAGAGATTAATACAACCATTTTTACTGATATCCTCCAACATAGGTAAACTGTGTTAGGAACATTTCATCATATAGTTCATATCCTGATTCTTGGTATTCTTCAAGAATAAGAGCATAGATTTCGTCAGTTAGGTCTTTCATTTGGTCTCCTTGATTGTGGTGAGGTTTGTATGTATGTCATGGGTAATATAATCTTCTATGTTACTACTAAGTCCTGGTCTATCCTTTTCTACTCGCTTACATAATTTAAAGTATTCTACATCAACTAATTGATACAAACGATTGAATTCTTCGTTAGTTAATGTAATTGTTTTCATTAGTAACTAGACCTCCATAGTTGTTGAATAGTGTGTGCAATTGATTCATCCTTATTATTCTTAAGGATGTGATTCCATTGGTCTTCAGTGAATAAATCCCACATAAGATTTAACTCCTTATGTGTATATTCTTTGTTGTTGATTGTGAATGTTGTCATGATAGATTGTGCAATTAGATAATAAAAAAGAGGGGGATTGACACCCCTCAATTAAATACATACCCACTGAAGAAATCTTCAGTTTGATACATACTCTGACCATTGATTGCACCAACTAACTTTCTAACATACCAGGCAAAATCCTTTTGGAAAATACACTCACCACGTAGACAAAACTCATTACAAAGTGCATTTAAGCGTGATTTTGTGGTATTTGTTTGCCAACCGCCGTCGAAAACTGTTAGATCATTGTTGTTGTTTACCCATGCAATTAGATTGCCGTGAAGATAAACATTGGCACAATTGTTGTCGTTGACGTAAACTTCAGTGTTTGCAGATTTCCAATCCTTACGATTGTTAATTGCTGCAATCATTTGGGTTTCAATCTTACGCATAATG